CCACGGTATGAGTAGCACGTTGTCGGCACCCTGATCGGCTGTGCAGGTCTGAATCAGTACACAGTGACGCTTGTACCGCTTCAGGATGCCCACGGACACGCATACCAGTGGCTGGTCATCAATGTCACCTAGTTCGTGCCATTCGTTGTTGTCCAGGCTGTGAGCGTCATGCCACGTTACTTGGACGATGGCTCCGTCTAGTCCAGCCATACCACGTACTCCGCCGCTACCCGGCCTTTGTCTGGGTCAACAAAGTGCAGCCGTTGGCTTGGTATCCCGGTGGCTGCGACGAACTCTCGAGCGTATTCGTTGTGCGACTCGGGGGAGCCTGTCACAAAGATGCGGCCTCCGTTGCTCATGGTCAAGCTCATTGGCGTGTGCCAGTGGCCCATGTAGCAGTCATTAAAGTCCTCAATCACTCCACCTGCCCAAGCGTTGACCTTGCGCAGGATGCCGAAGGCTGGCGTGTTACCGCCAAAGCTCTTGATTTCATCGCCATGCACCAGTAGCGCCGTGTAGTTGCCAATTTTGACAATCTGATACCAAGCATCAGATGACTGCCAATCCTTGACTAAATGACCAACCTTGTTGCGTGCAATCTCATACGAGATTCGATCTACGTTGTCACCCTTTGGCATTTCTCCATACCGACCAATGCGACCATGGTTGCCGTATTCGCACACGACGCGCACAGTCTCAAAGTTGCTGGCAAGTGTGGTCACCGTTTTGGCAATCAGCCTGGACACCTCAAACAATTGTTCGTATAGGTGACTATCCACCTCATACGCCTGCCCGGGAAAAATGCCCATGCCTTCAACCATGTCACCGCCGAGCATGAGCACTGCTTCGCGTACCGGGTGGTGTTTGCGTTGAATCTCGGTGATGTGCAGCGTCTTGTCAATGAAGCGATCTATGCGTTGACCGCACGTTTCCGAGCCGTAGGACACAGACTTTTTGCCAAGCTGCCAGTCGGTGCAGTGAATCACTGCGACCTCGGCTTTGCCTTTGCGAGTGTCCTTAGTCGGTGGTTTGACTTTGACTGGTGGCGTACCGAGGCTGGCATCCTTGGCGGCCTGATACACAGCCTGCACGAGCTCGTCGTTCTTGACCTTGAGCTTGGCGTATTGCTGCTGAGAACGCTTGAGCGCCTCACGCAACTGCTCGAGCGTCTGCTCCTCAGCAATTTCGTTACTTAGAGACATGCTTGCGCCTAAATCGGTACACAACGTTCCAATCGCACTTGAAACCATGTTTGGTCAGCAGCCGGGCTATTGAGTGATTACTGTAATCCAAGTTGTAAATCAGTTCGTACCATTCCTCGCCGTTTGGCTGTGCATCAATCCAAACGCCTAGGTCGTGCAACCTATTTTGTCTTGGTTCTATTTCGTCGCGTAACGCCATTGTCGTGATCCTCCAGGTGGTTGTCTATCTTGTTCTCCACCCTAGTAAGTATCTTGCGGACGTATGCGTGATCGTCAGCATTTTCTTTGCGAGCACGCTCAATAAGTACCGCTGGTAGGACTGCTGCGCAGATGATGGCTATACCGCTAATTAGCGCTACGTAGATTTCGGTCGGCATGCAGGCTCACAAACTGCTGCACTTTCAAGGGTACCTTGTCACCTGTGTAGTACCTGATGTGCCAAGGCTCAGATTGCAGCTCCCAACAAAAGCCGTACCAATCGGCGTTAGCGAGCATCCATTTGAGTCGATCACCGCTGGCCTCACTGACATCAACCGCCAACGCGTAATTATGCATACTTGAGCCAGGTGTCGCCATTGGGGACATGCCGGGCTTCAGGTAGTATTTCTGGCCTTTGTACGTGCGCACAGACGTAGTTGGTATAGGTGCTGTGGTGTATCGAGCCATAAAGCCTCGCTCCTGCGTCTCCAAGCTCCTATACGTGTCTGCGACGCTCGTGGGCTTGAACGGCCTAACACCGTCCGCGTGTGCAGCTCTACGCATAGCCTCCCACGCCTGAGCCGCTAATGGATGCAGTTGGCCATAGGGCCGAATTGTTTTGAGCAGGTAGGCAGGCAATCGGCCCGGCTGTATGCCTCGCAGGTCAGCAGGTAAAACAACTGGCTTGACCGGGTATTTCACTTGCGTCCGTACCGCGTGTCCTTAGTGTTTGCCCAAGCGTAAATCATTGGCAGCACTGCCGCTATCCCGGCCTTTAGCGCGCCTTCTACGTTGTAATTGCTTGTGATAAGCACGGCGACGCTTCCAGCGACGAAAGCTTTCAACCAATCTTCTAGCATGAATGTCACCTTGGGAGACACGCATTAATCCTCGTCAGGTTCGGGTGGTGGCGGTGGTACTTGTACTACGCCATCAATGACTTCCCAGCCAATTGCGGCTGGATGTTCTGCGTCATACTCAAGGTAATGCGCTGGGTCGGTGTTGACCCAATCGGCTGCTACGACTTCTACGTTGACTACCACGCCTTTGGTGGTGTCTGGCTCAACGATTGCAACTGTGCGCTCTGTCATGTCTAGACCTGATACTCGATCCAGACGTACCCACTACCCCCGGCTGCGCCCGAAGTGCCTGCGGTACCGCCCGCGCCAACCGTAACCGTGATACTTGCGGCTGGTGTTACTGCTGCGCCAGCTACGATTTCTGCGCCATTGCGAGCACCACTATCAAATGGATAACCACGATTCTCTGAACCCACAATCGTATGTGTAACCCATGTTGCACCTGTTCCACTATTTGCAACGCCAGCGATAGATATTCCTGCGTCTAAACCGCCAATATTTACTGCGCCACCACCTGTTGCCGATACTGTGCCGCTTGCAAATGCCACAGAACTTGTACCGCCTGCGCCTGCGCTTGCTGTGCCTACTCCGCCGCCGCCTGCGCGAATGTGGGCAATTGCGTAAGTAACTCCGGCTGGAACAGTCCACGTACCCGAAGCAGTAAAAGCAGCTACGTTAGTCACGCTTCCAAGGTTAGCCCACGCTGAGCCGTCATAGTACATGACCTTGTTGGTGTCCTCCAAATAACACAACTGGCCCTCGGCAAGAGTCTTTTCACCTGAGCCACCAAACGCAGCGTCACGCGCTGTGCTGTTCGCAAACACTGGAACACCAGTTCGAGCGCTCTGATTCATTTGATCGGCAGTCAGAACCTGTGCAGCCGTAAATGTTGGAACAGTTGTCTGTGCGTTAGCGCCCATGGTTACCTCATCCTAATACGTTTGTGCCATCAAGTTGACCGTACACCGGGTCATCCAAAATGAGCTGGAACACAATGGTGGTCGGGGCTGTGTAGTACGTAATGCGATGGCCTGACGCGAAATTGATGTTGCCCTCGATGCCTTCAATGCTCAGCTCTGACGTAATGGTTGACAGCCCGGTGATGTCTTTGGTGACCGTGATGGTGTCTCCAATGTCCACGGTGGCAGCCAACGCGCGCTCAGCGTTGTCCAGCAGGGCAAAGCTGGTGCTGACAGCCGTAAAGCGTGGCGATGGCTCAGGCTCCAGCAGATAGTCCGCCAGGTCATCAATCTCGCCTTGCAAATGCAGCAGACTGTTCGTGATCGACTGCGACTGAATAAAGTACGTGGCCTGACTGCTCAAATCCTCAGCCAACGCATTCTTGCCATCAAGCGCCTGCACGTACGCGCGATTCAGCACGCCATCAGCATCAAACTCAATTTCCACGTTGTCATACGGTGTGTTCGTACCGTCATCGGCAAACGTAATCACTGAGCCGCTGAGCGTGGCTCCGATACGCGGCTGGAACGTAAACACGCCAGCCCGACTCATAAACACACGGCCCTGCTCAGCTTGGTTGATTTGCGTGATGTAGCCCAGCGTGTTTTGCCCGGCGTTCAGCGTGTACGAAGCATCGTGGCCCATGTTGACCGTACCCACGTCAATAGCCGTAGTGCCTGTGTAATTGACCTCTGGCAACGCTAGAACAGTCTCAATGCGTTCTCCCGAGGTTTCCGCACTCGGGTTGAACGCAGCCATCTGCGTCTGCGCAAGCAAATAGAAATCGTCTGAGCATCGCACTGCCACCGTGTTAGGGCCAGCCAAAGCGAATTCATAGTTGTAAGCCGTGACGTAGCCGACAAACAGATACTCCGATGATCGGCTGAGCCTGACTCGACGCATAGGTGCAAGCCCAGGTTTGTCGTTGCTCGGGTCGTAGTAAGGGCTGGCAGTGTCATACGGCCCAAGGATGCCTGTCTCGTCGGTCATGCGGAAGCTCATCGTCCCGGCACCGAACTGATCGTCAATGTTGCGGCGGCCTCGCTTGTAGGCCACCTCGGTCACATACTCGGTGATGTCTGCGTAACCAGTTTGTGGCCCTAAGCCATAGGTCGTGTTATTGAGTACGCCTTTGGTTGCGTCATCCAGCCTGAACGAGTTGTAGTCGAAGCCTGTGTCAAGCTCGAGCAGGTAACTACCTGATTGGACAACGCTGGCAGCCATGGTTACGCAATCTGTACGTCAAGTGGGCCGCTGCGACGGTTGTACTGTTTCAACGCGTTCACGATGGTGTCACCGAGGCGCTCGTCAGCAATGGTGCTGTTGACGGTCACGTTGTACACAGCCTGCTTTGGCGCGTACGCCGCGTCCAGCATGGCTGGTACTTCGTAGTAGCGGCTCTTGGGGTCATACACCGAAGGGTCAAACGGTTGCACGGTCATTTGACCGCCACCACCACCGCGACTGCCACCGCCACCGCCACCCGATGGGGCAGGCAAAGTGACCGGGGCAATAGCCGGGATGCTCGGTACTTGAATCATGCGCTCTACTCGATCAGGGCCAGCAGTTGTGCCAGCAGCGCTGCTTGTAGTGCCACCGCTGTTGATGTTGAAGCGTGGGAGGTTGATGTCGCCTAGTTCTCCGATGTTGACACCGGGCAGCAGGTTTAGTCCTTTGATAACAAGGTTTATCATGCTGACGTACGTGTTGGCGATGCTCTCAAAAATGCCGATGATGAAATTGCCCATGGTGGCAAATGCGTTCTTGACGCTGCCAGTCTTAGCGACCAGCACACCAAAGCCAGCCACCAACAGCGCCACAGCCGTAACGACCAAGCCAATTGGATTAGCAGCCATCGCAAGGTTCAACGCCAACTGCGTGACCGTGATGACTTTCATTACTGCGTTCAATGCCAGAATCGCCCCGGCAAGGGAGCCGACAACAGCCATGACCGCTAGCACTTTGTCGGTGTTGTTTTGTACGTACACAGCAAACTTCTGCAGTACTGGTAGCAGGCGCTCGAGGATAGGCAAGAATGCTGCACCGATTGATTCCTTCGTTTCGCCAATAGTCAGCGATAAGCGCTTCATTTGACCTTCGGCGCTGTTGGCAGCCACAGCTGCTGATCCGCCCACAGTGCCAGCCACAGCCGCAAACACCTCGTCTAATGACGCGCCTTCTTTGATGAGGCTGCGTACCGAGGGCAGCAACGTGCCCAGCGCCTTGGTGTTGCCACCGTACGCCTTGGCGATGGCATCGGTAGCCGTGCCCAAATCAACGCCAGTGGCTGCTGCGATGTCGAGGGCCAGTGTCAGGCCATCTTGTGCCGAAGTCATTTCTCCGGTCACCTGGACAAGCGAGGCAAGGGCTGGGCGTAGCTCATCGTCAGCCACAGCAGCCGACATCATCGTTTTTTCAATAAATGCCTCAGCAACCTTGACGTTGGCTTCTCCAGCCAGCGTGTTATTCGTAATGGCTTGGGCGAGCAACGCTTGTGCTTTTGCGTCCTCAATAGCGGCCTTCGTTGCGTCACCGATAACGACAGCCAGCCCACCGATAGCCGCAGCTGCCGGGATGGCAGCCTTCTTGAGGGCAAACTGGGCTTTAGCGCCAGCGCCTTCAAGGCTCTTGAACTCATTAATGGCGCTCTTGATTCCCTTGCTATCAAACTCAGAAATAATGGGAATTGATACAGCCATGCTTACATCCTACGAATCATTGTTCATTACAAGGTTGCGACCAACCTCTGCCATTACCTGCTCGACCAATTTAGTCATTTCGTCAATTACCTGAGCTTCATTTTTTTGATACGAAGGCCACACTGTACGTGAGCCACGGTTGTACCGACTATTTAGCACAGCAATCATTTGAGGGCCTCCCACGGTGCCAACTTTCCTGCCGTGTTTACCCATGCGACTGGTTTGCCTGACTTCACCGCTTGATTTGCGCCCGGCAATGTCAAACACCGTATTGACCAAGCCAGTAAACACAATTCTGAAGGTGCCTACATTTTCCTTAGTTCCGCGAAACTCTTTCACACGTCGCGTACTAATTTTGGCTGTATAAGACTTCTGTGCCTTGATGCCATTCCAGCCGCCATCCGGCAACATCTCATAACCGCTTTGTGTTTTCCAACCTTTTTCCATACCAGTCATAGGAGCAATAGTTGGCACTATGGCTTGAGCGTCCTTGATTACACCCGAAACAATTTGCTTGTAATCCTTGGTGATTTGACGACGCAACGTAGGCGCAATTTTGTTCAGTTCTTTCAATGCGGCTTTGATGCCGTAAATTTCAATCCGAGTTTCAGTTGCCACGTTGTTGTTGCTTTCTCGCCAGCAGTAACACGGTAGCCAAATCCTCGGAATCAAACTCGATGTCAGGTGGCCACCACCCGGTAGCCAACAGCAGTTCCGCTAACTGGCGGCGGACGCTGTTGCTTCCGTAGGGTTTGCGTGGGCAGTCTCCACTACCTCAAAATCCTCAACGGACACAAGCCAAGTGTCATAGTCGCGGCCTTCACGCTTATTGACGTTGAGCTGATGCCACGCCATAAACATGATGTCATCAATGCCAATACCAGCCTGTAGATCGCTGGCGCGGCGCTTGAATTTGCGTTCCCACGCAGCAGCCGTAGCGATTGTCGTTGTGACTTGCTCTGTAACCAACTCTGCTGCTGGTGTCTTGAATGACACCTTGATGGTTAGTTTCACGGGGTGGTGTCCTCTACGAGCACGCCGCCTGTGATAGTGATTTCTACTTCGGACAGTTCACCGACCGAGCCGTTCACGACATCGAGCGATTCGAGGTATCCGCCAGTGATTTGGAACTCTGGGTTTGTGGTGCTGATTGCCGAAGCCGATGCAGCTTTCACTGCGACGTACACGTTGGTGCCAACAAGGCTGGTCAGGTCAACGTAAGTGCCCGGGGTGCTCGAGTACTCCATCAGCAGGGTGGCGGTCACGGTCACGTTAGTGAGGCCACCAACAAACTGGCGACCAGTGTTGCCAAACGAAGTGGAATCGAGCGCTTCACGCGACTTGGTGACAACGACAGACTTGCACTGATCGGTCAGGTCTTTGACTCCGGCAAGGTTCGGCCCAATTTGGAACGATGGTGAAGCCAGGTAAGTGGTTGCGTTAGCCATGTAGCGAATCTCCTCTACGTCGAGGGTCGCTGCTTACCCGTAGGGCAGTCTAGTAGCCCTAGGGGCTTACTTTGGTGCGTATTGTCAGCTCGTAGGCAGGGTAGTCAGCGCCACCGTACGACACGGTGGTTGGTCGTGCATCGGTCAAGCCGATTTGTGCAGCGCGTATCAAATCAATGTTGTCCAGCAGGCTGTCGAGCGTCCTATTGTCCCCGGTGCCTAGGGCAGTCATTACGACGCGGAATTCCATGTCGGCGACCACGTTGGTGGCCATCATGATGGTTGGTGCCTCGACTAATGCGCATGGTGGGTTGATGTTGCGCGGATCATCAAACACACGCAGCCCGGTAATGGTTTGCAGCTTGGTTACCAGTTGGTCGTAACCATCCTTAAACATGTTTGACATGTCAGGCCACCTGTGGCTTATTGACTCCGAGCAAACGCAGGATTTGACCGTAGTTGCCTGTGACCGGGCCACCTGTGGCTAGAGGGTCAAACGACGCAAACGCCTCAGTGGAGCCGCGCTCACGGTACAAAATTGCCGCGTACTGAACGGTCCCGAGCTTTACCGCGCCATCAGGCACGGTGGTCGGTGAGTCAAAATAGCCTGATTCCTCGCGCTTGCGGTACGCAAATTGGTTCGCTGCGCTGACTGCCATGTTGGCTACGTCAAGGTCAGCACTCGGGTTAGTGAATGTGAAGCCAAGGTAGTCCTCGACATCGCCCAGGACAATCCACGAGCACGTCACCGAGTAAGTGCACGTCCCGGTAGCAGCTGCTCGATCAGCGTCAGCCGTGGTCAGCGCAAACAGCACCTGATTAGGGATGATGGTGTCAGTGTCGTACTGGTAATCGCCTTGTTGCGATACGCCGATGAAGTAGTACTCGGGCAACGCAAGAATCTTGTGCGTGCCATTCCACGTGGCGTTGATGCCAGACAGCGTGATTGACTGCCCTACCTCAAAGTTGTGAGACTCCAGCAACTGAACGACGGCAACGTTACTAACTACCTGTTTATGGGTAAGTGAGTAAGTTGCCACCGTTCAGTGTCACCTGGAGGGAGTGAACTTAGGCGATTTCAACGAACTTGCTGGCATCGAGCATCAAGGTCGCGAGGTATCCGCGGAACTTGATGATGCGTGACAGCGAGCCATCGGTGGCTTCGACTTGGATTGCACCCTTTTGCTGTTCGTAAATCTCAAAGCCATCGGCGGCACCGATTGCGAGGAAGTCGCTCTCGTATGGGCACACCACGACTGAGAGGCCGAATGCGTTGGCTGACAGCGTGCCGGGGGCGACGTTGCCGAATGCGTTCATTGGGCCGACCTGTGGGAACAGTGGACGGTCAGCGGTGTCGCTGAGCTGTCCGAGTGCACCCCAGAACGAAGGCGATGCGAAAAGGTGGGTTGGCAAGTGCGTGCTTGCGTTGAGGATGGTCTGCGA